CTGCCGGACCCGCCGCCCCGCTCCGGATCGAAGCGAGCCTGGAAGGCGTACGCCATCGCCGCGGGCATGTCCGAGGCCGAGGCCGACGACGCCACCCGCGACGACCTCGCCAACCGCTTCCTCGGCGACCCGGACAGCGACGGGCGGCAGGCGAGCAAGTGAACGAGGCCGAGGTCCGGGCACGGGTCGTCGTGCGCGCCCGGACCTCGGAACGGCCGGCGCTCACCGACGCCGAAGTCGACCAGCTCGTCGCCGACGCGAAGATCGCCGACGCCGCCGGCCGTGCCCCTGACCATCCCGACTGGACGCCGACCTTCGATTCGTGGGGCGCCGTGGCCGACGCCTGGCGGATGAAGGCCGGCCGCTGCGCTCCGAAGGTGAACCTCACCCTCGACGGCGGCGACACCGTCGCCCTCTCGCAGATGTACGCGCACTGCATGTCCCAGGCGGCCACCTACGACGAGCGCCGGCTGAGCGCCATCGGGTCGACGGGAACGCCGAGCGCTACCACGGCGGCGCTTCGGGCGGGCGGGGCACTGCCGTGACCGACGAGATGGACGACATCAGAACGCTGTTCGAGGACGAGCTGACCGACCACGGCACCTTCACCCGGGACCCGGAAGGCACCCGCGACGACGTGCGCGACACCGCAACCGGGCGGCTCGTCCCGCCGCCGGGCGACGCCGACCCGGTGTACTCCGGCCCATGCCGAATCGGTCCGCTGCCACGTGCTCGGCGGTCCTACGACGAAGCCGGGGCCGAGGTCTACCCCGGTGAGTCACTGGTCCGAGTGCCCATGTCGGCGCCCGCACTGCTGATCGGCGACACGTTCGTGCTCGACGAGGTCGGCGAGGACGGCGACCAGTCGCTCGTCGGCCGGCCGTTCGTCGTGACCGGCGTCGGCCGGTCGTCGAGGGCGGCGCTCCGACGACTGACCGTGCTCGACAAGGAACGGGGGCCGCGCACATGACCGGCATCGACGATCTCGCACGCGACCTCCAGCAACTCGGCGAAGGTGCCGAGGCCCGCGCCGTCTCCACTGTCGGCGCCTTCGGGTCCCGGCTGCACAGCGAGGTCACGGGCCGCGCCGCCGCCGTCCTCGAGCAGGGCACCAGCGACGACCGGAACCGCGGCTACGTCCCGAGCATCGGCGTGCAGTACGGGAAGGACCGGAAGCGCCCGACCGCGACCGTCGGTACGAACCACGACGCCGGCTTCCGCAACGAGCAGGGTTACCACGGGACCGACAAGCTCGGCCGCCGCGTCTCCCAGCCGCCGCGGTCGCATTGGGGGCCGGCGACGGACGCCGTCTACGACGACTTCGTCGAGGCTGTCGGCGAAGTCGGGCTTCCCGGCTGACCGGCCATGTCGGACCTCGGCCTGCCCGACGAGTGGGGCGTGACCGACGCGCTCATCGCCATGCTGCACGCCGTCACCGGGCTCGACATCGGCGACCTGGAACGGCCGCCCGGCGAGGACCTGCCCTACGCCGTGGTGTACCCGATCCCGGGCGGAACGACTGGCGGGCCGTTCGTGGCTCCCGACGCCGACGCGGACTTCGTCTATCAGGTGACCTCGGTCGGGAAGGACCGCTGGCAGGCGCAGTACATGGCCGGGCTCGTTCGTCGAGCGATCCTCGACCGCGACGAGAACGGCGCCTTCGTCCACGCGATCACCGTCGCAGAGGACGACCCGAACCTCCGCCGCGCTGTCGTCTGGGCGCGCTCTGGACAGGCCCGTGGCGCCCCGATCCGTGAGGGCGCCTTGGTGAGCATCGGTGACCGGTACGTGCTCAGCACCACCCCCGCCTGAACCCCCCGCCCCCTCAGCGCCACCAGGAGGCCCGATGGCCGACGAAGTGATCATCGCCCTACCCGACAACCCGCGTCCCCGAATGACCACGAGAGCAGCGTTCGAGGGCCGCTACATGCGGCACGGGTTCGTCGAGCTGGACCGGCTCTCGCTCGACCAGCTCCGCGCCGCTGCCGAGAACGTCGGCGTGACCGGCATCCCCGCCCGGGTCACGAAGGCGCTCCTCGCTGAGGCGATCACCGAGTCGCTGGAGCACCCGCCGCCGTTCCGCCAGACGACCGACGACCCCGACAGCACGACCACCGACGACCAGGAGGACTGACCTCACCATGTCCCGATACTCCGAGCGCGACGGGCGCCTGCGCGTCCGCTTCCTGACCGCAGAGCCCGCCGACCTCGACGCTCCGACGGTGACCGCCCTCAACGCTGGCGTGAACCTCATGGGCGTGAAGAACGGCGAGGCGATGGCCGCCATCAACGGCTGGGAGGTCGCCGGGTCGACCATGCCCGTCCCCGACGGGCTGTCGTTCCAGACGGGCAACATCCCGTCCGAGGTCACCTACCCCGAGTCGAACTTCGAGTTCTACCGGGACCCGGACGTGCACACCATCTACGACGCCCTCGACGAGGGCACCGCCGGATGGGTCGCCTTCGTGACGGCTGCCAGCCCGACCGCTCCCATCGCTGCCGGCGACGAGGTCGACGTGTGGCCCGTGGAGGTCCTGACCCGGAACAAGCTCCGGACCCTCGCGAACGAGCCGGCGAAGTACAGGGTCATGTTCTCCACCGGCGTCCCGACGCTCAACGGCGTGGTCGCCGCAGCGGCATGACCGACGCTGCGACGACGCCGGCCGCGGCGCCGAGCACGCGGGACCAGGTTCTCGCCCAACTGTTCGCGCGCCCGGCCCGGCACCTCCAGGTCACCCTCGCCCAGGACCCCAACGACGCCGATGAGCTGGTCCGGTTGCGCGGGAAGGTCTACGTCGCGAAGCAGCTCGCCTACTCGCGAGCGAACGCGACGACGGCCGCCGACCTAGCCGACGCTGAGGCGGCGCTGGAGGAGTTCTCGCAGGGCATCCCGACGGTCACGTTCACGTTCGAGGCCATCGACCCCGATGCCGTCGACGCGCTGGAGGGTGAGCACAAGCCCACAGAGAAGCAGGTGAAGGACTACAAGCGCGAGGCGGCCGCCCAGGGCAACCCGAACCGCTTCCTCCGTTGGAACCCCGACACGTACCCGCCTGCCCTCGTGGCTGCCACGTGCGTGAAGGTCGAGTTCTCCACCGGCGGCGCGGTCGACGGGCTCACGGTCGACGAGGCCACCCGCATGTGGTCCTCGAAGCTGTGGCCTGCCGAGGACCTGGCTGAGTTGTTCGGCGCCGCTCAGCACGTCGCTCGCGCCAGCACGTCGGTGGGCGACCTGGGAAAAGGCTCCGCGACGACGACGAGCTGAGGTTCGAGCTCGACCTGTGCTTCGAGGTCCTGCACGTCAGCCACGCGGTCTTTCTCCGCTGGCCGGAGCGGGAACGGGCGAAGGCGCTCGCGTGGTACCTCGACAAGCGCACCCGCTGTCCTTCGTGCGGGCAGCACGAGGAGACGTTGCGGGACCCGACGACGAAGCGTCCGCTCGACCCGTCGCCGGTAGTCGCGGAGTCCCGGGTGTGCGAAGGCTGCCGGATCGTCGACCGGGAGCTACAGGCGATCCGTTCCGAAGGCACCAGGACAACCGGCCTACAGGTGTCGCTCCGGCCACGTGGCCCCGAGGACGACGAGGAGGGCTAGCCCGTGGCATGGCGCAACGTGGACGTAGCCCTCCGGGCCGACATCCGCCAATACCAGCAGGGCATGGCGACGGCGGCGAAGTCGACTCGCGACCTCGCCACCGAAGCCGGCAAGGTCGGCCCGGCCGCCACGAAGGCGGGAGCCTCGGCCGCCGACGGCGCCGGCCGGGCCGCCCGTGCAGCGGATCAGGCGGCTCAGTCCAGCCGGAAGTGGCGCGCCGATCTGGAGGACGTGTCCCGGACGGGACTCATCATCGGTGGCGGAATGCTCGCTGGGTTCGGGCTGGCGACCCGGGCGACGATGGGTTTCGACAAGGCCATGTCCGAGGTCGGCGCCACGTCCGGCGCGACCGGCGCCGAGTTGGAGAAGCTGCGGCAGGCCGCACTCCAGGCCGGCGCCGATACCGCGTTCTCGGCGGGTGAGGCAGCCCAGGCGCAGGCCGAACTAGCGAAGGCTGGTGTCGGCACCGCCGACATTCTCGGCGGAGCGCTGACCGGGGCGCTGTCCTTGGCCGCTGCCGGTGGCCTCGACCTGGCGACGGCGGCCGAGATCGCCGCGCAGACGATGACCACGTTCGGGCTGGCCGGCTCCGACGTGGGACGCATCGCCGACGCGCTCGCAGCCGGGGCGAACAAGTCGGCGGCCGACGTGTCGCAGCTTTCGCAAGGGCTGTCCCAGGCGGGCCTCGTCGCTAACCAGTACGGGCTCACGATGGAAGAGACGGTCGGCACCCTGTCGCTGTTCTCGCAGAACGCGCTCAACGGGTCCGACGCCGGGACCTCCCTCAAGACCATGCTCATGCGGCTGGGCGCTCCCACGAAGGAAGCGTCCGACCTCATGGAGCAGCTCGGCATCCGGGTCTACGACGCCCAGGGCGGGCTCCTCGACTTCGACGACATCGCCGGCTCCCTCCAGACCTCGCTGTCCGGGCTGACCGACGCCCAGAAGAACGCCGCGCTGGCGACCCTGTTCGGCTCCGACGCCATCCGCGCCGCGAACATCGTCGTCGAGGCCGGCGCCGAAGGGGTGCGCCACTGGACCGAGGAAGTCAGCGCCCAGGGCTACGCGGCCGACCTCGCCGCGAAGAAGCTCGACAACCTGTCTGGCGATGTCGAGGCCTTCATGGGCTCGGTCGAGACGGCCCTAATCCGCGGCGGCAGCACCGCGACCGGGACCCTTCGGGGCATCACGCAGTGGGCGACGGGCGCGGTGAACGCCTTCGCGGCCCTGCCCCAGCCGGTCCAGGCGTCCGGCATGGCGCTGCTCGGCGTCGGCGGCTCGGCGACCCTTCTCCTGAGCACCATCGGGTCGCTGGTCCCGAAGATCGTGGCGGCGAAGGAGTCCCTCGAAGGGCTTGGCTCGGGCGGCATGTTCGCCAGCGGCGCGCTTACCGGGTTCGCGAAGGCCGGCGCGTACGGCATCGGGATGCTCGGGTTCGCCGTCGGCGCCCAGGCGGCCCTCGACGTGATCGCCCGCATGACCGGCGACGAGGTCGACATCGGCCGGCTCACGTCCGACCTGCTCGAGTTGGGCGAGTCGGCGGAGGTCACGGGGGAGCTGGCGTCCAAGTTCGGCGAGGACCTTGAGGGGCTCGTCGACAAGGTCAAGTACACGACCGACCTGTCGGCCTACGACCAGTTCAACACGGCCACGTCGACAACGTTCAAGCACGCCCGGGACGACGTGCAGTCCCTCGACGACGCCCTGGCCGACATGGTGCGGGCCGGGTACCCCGACCAGGCGGCCGAGTCGTTCCGCGAACTACAGCGGGTCCTCCTCGACAACGGCGTGTCCCAGGAGCGGGTGAACGAGGCCTTCGGCGACTACCGCGAGGCGTCCACCGAGGCGAGGGCCGCCGCCGACCTCCAGCGCAAGACGACCGAGTCCGGCACGACCGCCGTCGAGGAGTTCACGGCCGCGGTGGACGACGCCGAGGCGTCGCAAGCCGCATGGGCCGAGACGATCCGGTCGTCGTCCGACCCGTTCGGCGTCTACACCGACGCTCTGGCACGGAAGAACGAGGCCGAGCGCAAGGCGTACGAGGCGACGAAGCAGGCGGCCATCGACAGCGGCAAGGTGTGGGAGGAGGAGTTCACCCCCACTGCGACGCTGTCGCTCCACGAGTTCACCGAGTCGCTGATCGCCGAGAACCTTCGGCTCATGCGGTGGCAACAGGACATCGCCACCATCGCCCGCCGGGCCGGCACAGACGTGGCGATCATGTTCGCCGAGAAGGGCCTCGACTACGCCGAGGTCGCCCACGACGCCGCCACGGCCAGCGTCGACGAGCTGCGGACGATGGCTCAGGCCATGCGCGACAACGCCGGGTTGGCCGGCGAGGGCACCGTCCAGGCGTTCGAGAGCACGTTCTCGGCGCTGCCGGCCGTGGCCGGCGCCGGCTCGTTCGCGACCGCCGACGCCATCGAGCGCAACATGAACGGCATCCCCGGCCAGGTCGACCGGGTCGGACAGGACATCGTCTACAGCGTCGGCAGCCGGCTGGGCGAAGCCGGCGTCGCCGGTGGGTCGGGCGCCTTCGTCGCGGCGAACGCCATCGACAGCAACTTCAATCCGACGCCCGGCGTCGACGCGACCGGCGTGGAGATGGTCGGCGCCATCCGGAACCGCCTCATCGAGGCGAACGTCGCCGGTGGATCAGGCGCAGCGAGCGCCGGGAGCAGCATCGCCGGGCGCTTCGGCGAGGCCCGGCCGTGGCTCCAACTGACCGCCCTCGGATACGCGCAGGACATCGCGGGCGGCGTCAACCCGGTGCTCTCCGCGATCGGTCACAGCACTGTCCACATCGCCGCCATCGCCCGGGGTGGCGCCTTCGAGGACCACGCACCGCAGATCGCACCAGGCGGCGCCTGGCGGCTGTGGGCCGAGCCGGAGACGGGCGGCGAGGCGTACATCCCCCGGTTGGGTGACCCTCGACGGGCGCGGGCGATCCTGAACACGGCTGCCGACTGGTACGGGATGGCGGTCCTCCCGAAGGACCGGGTGCCGCCGGGGCTCGAGGTCCGCCGGTTCGCCGCGGGCGGGACGACGGGCGACACGTTCGAGGACAACGCCCGTCAGCATCCGTGGCAACCCGGCTACGTCCAGGCCGAGGACGGGTCATGGGTGCCGCCGTCGTTCTACTCGGGCCGACCGCCGGGCTACACCGCCAACATCGGCGACGCGCCCGCCATGTTCCTGTCGCGCGACCAGCTCCCCCCGGTCCCGTCGTTCGACCCGTTCCGCTGGCCGATCCAGTACGGCGCCCGCGACGCGGCGGGCTACATGCGCGACGCCGTCGGCGACTGGCTGGCGCAGACGCTCGCCACGTCGGCCTTCGCTGGTGGCGGCGACGCCGGGGGCCTCAACCCGATCACCCTGGCGAAGTTCAACCTCTGGAACGCGCTGACCGGCGGCTACCACAGCATCGTCTCCGGGTACCGGTCCTACGCCGAGCAGGCCGCTCTCTACGCGAGGTTCATCGCGGGCGACCCGTCCCTCACGTTGGTCGCGCCGCCCGGCCAGTCGAACCACCAGCTCGGCCTCGCCATCGACCACTCGCCCGGCTCGACGCCGTCAACCCGGGCCATCGGCTACAACATCGGCGCGCACTGGCCGGTCCCCGCCGAGGACTGGCACTTCGAGGTTGTCGGGATGCCCCGCGGGTTCACGTCCTACCGGTACGCCGAGGGCGGGTTCTTCGGAGCCGACCAGGTGCCGGTGAAGGTGCTCGACAAGGGCGGGTGGCTCGACCCTCACAGCGTCACGATGGCCGTCAACAACCTGGGCCATCCCGAGCCCGTCGGCGGCCCGCTCGTGTCCATGACGATGGTCGTCAAGGGCAACGTGTACGCGGACGACCTCGCCGAGAAGGTCGGGCGCGGGCTCGCCCAGGCCGGCCAGCGGATCAAGAAGCAGCTCGCCACGACGCGGACCTGAGACGCCCCAGGCGCAGCGACGCGCCACTGACCTACCCGCACCGGCCCCGGGCGCCCCAGCGGCCCGTGGAGGCCGGTGTCCGGCCCTGCTGAACGAGGAGCCCTGGTGCCGTACGCCGTTCGCCTTGCGGTCAACCCGGCCGCCCACGAGCAGATCGTCGTCCTGTGGAGCGACGGCCGGTTGCAGGCGCGTGGTGGGGCGCTGCCCCCGGAGACGCCGGACTACGCCCCCGACGACGACGACAGCACGGCCATGCCGACGAACGACTACGCCGTCGACTTCGTCATGACGGACTGGTTGGAGCCGTCGGGCTACGTGTTCACCGCCCGCCGGAAGCTGTTCGCCTTCGGCGCCGCCGCCATGCCCGACGTGCCGCCGGTGTCGACCGGGGACAATCGGTGGCGGGCGATCCTCATGAACCCGTCAGCGACGGGCGCCGGCTACACGATGGACTGGTTCGGGCGCCTGTTCGAGTTCGGCAACGCCGCCGCGATCGCCGGGACCGACACGATCCTCACGCCGAACAGCGCGCCCATCGCCCGCGACGTGGCGATGGACTATCCGGCTGTCAGCCCGTCGCGGAAGTACATCGTCGTCGACGCGGAGGGCCGCCTGTACCTCCGCAACGGCGCCACCCTCGGCCCCGGCGTGCTCCCCGACGTGACCCCCGGCTGGCAGCGCGTCGTCGCTCTGTGGGTCGACCCGGACTCCTGGGCCGCGGGCGCCCGCGGCTACACCCTCGACACCTACGGGACCGTGTTCGGCTTCGGCGGCCTGCCCGAGAACCCGCCCCACTTCAAGCACTGGGAGACGGCGGTCGCGAAGGACTTCGCCGTCCTCACCGCCGAGCCACTGACCTACATCGTCCTCGACTACAACGGCGTGCCCTGGTCGGTCGTCGCTTCGGACCCGCCCACGACCGAGATCACCGGCCCGGCGAGCCCGGTCACGACGACCACCCAGCCAACCGTCCCGTACAACTTCTTCGACCCGGACGGCAACGACCAGCGAGACGCCGAGCTGCTGTTGTTCCCCGACGGACCCGGCCATCCCTATACGGACCCGACTGCGGCGGGCGACCCGTTCCTGACGGCGACGACCACCGGCAACTTCTTCGCCTTCACGCTCGACACCGACCTGCCCAACGGCACGTGGTGGGCCTACGTCCGAGCGACCGACACTTCCGGCCGGACGAGCGCCTGGGACTCCCACGAGTTCGAGCAGGCCGTCGTTCCTCCGTCGCCGCCGCCGCTCACCGTCGAGCCCGACGCGGCCACCCCCGGCCCCGCCGCCATCCTCCAGGTCGGCGAGCGGGTCGAGGTCACCCTGCACGGCAAGGCGGGGACCTTCGGGGCGCTCGAAGGCGACACGACGCTGCCCCGCGGTCAGGCGTTCCGAACCCGGGTGCTCGAGGAGGACGACGACTACCCGTCGGGCTCGCAGCAGTTCTTCGCCGTCACCTGCCCGGACGGGCAGATCGCATCGACGGTGATCCCATGGTCGGGCTCGCAGTTCGCCCCCTCGCCGCTCAACACGATGTCAGTCGTGTTCTTCGACCCGGCGACCGAGACGCGGTACCGCGTCCAAGTGTCGACCTCCGAAGGGCTCTGGACCGCACCGGGCTACGGCGGCGACGTGTCGGACCTCGTCGTCGTGCAGAGCGCCGACGGTCCCCGGCTCATCGGCTGGTCGATGCGGCCGTACGACGGCGACTGGAACCTCACCGCCGGTCAGTTCCCCGCGATGGTCGGATTCCGGCGCAACAACACGACCGGCCGATGGGAGCTGGACCCGGATCGGACCTTCACAACGGACGAGTTGTACCTGGCCGCCCGTCATGCTGGACCGCTCGGCGCCACCGCCGACCTGTGCTTCCCGGTCGCCATAAACCCGCACGGCCAGAGCTACCGGCTTGCCGGTGGTTACGGCGAGACTGCCGTCCTCTCCGACGGCGACATGGTCGTCGTTCACTACCTCCAGGAGAACGACCTGGGCGGCTCCGGCCGCTCGGGACGGCTCATGGCCGTGTCGCCCGAAGGCATGACGACGGCCTTCCGGCAGATCGAGGACATGACCGACCTCGACGGCGCCGCTCTCGGCCTGCTGCCCCGCGACTGCGAGGCGTGCGACGTGGACGTGAGCGCCGGCCCCGTCCTGTCCATCGTCTACGACTCCTTCGCCACCGCCAGCGGCGCGCCGTACCCCGCGCTCCTCCAGCTCTGGCAGCGCGTCGGCGACACCTTCGACCCGCTCACGCCCGCCCTGCTCCCCCCGAACGACTTCGCTACCGGTACCGAGACGCTGGCCGTCAACGTGGACGCGGCCTACGCCGTCGCCGGCTTCGTGAACGGCCACTTCTACGGCATGACCGCCCACGCGAACGCCGAGACGGGCAACCCGTTCGCCACGCTCAACAGCCGGTCGGCGCAAGCTTGGCGGTTCCGGCCGGGCACCGAGGACTGGTCGCTCCTCGACGACGCCCCGGCGGCGGCCGGTTGGGAGAACCGGGCCGGCACGCAACCGGTGGGCGATTACAGCTTCGCCAGCCTGTCCGACCAAGTCGGCGGGAACCGCTCAGCCCGCGGCGTCCACTTCGACCCGGCCACCGGTGCCGTCGTCGTCCCGACCGTCGGCGGGTACGTGATGGTGTTCGTCCCCGACGACGACGACTTCGAGCGCCGTCACGCCCTCCCGTCGAACGAGGAGTTCGACGCCAACGTGTCGGGCTGGGCCGCAGTGTCTGGCACGACGAACGCGCCGACGTGGGAGGCGACCGACGGCGGCCGCATGAAGGTCGTCAAGAACGCGTTCGGCACCACCGGCATCGTCGGCACCGGCGCCAGCCCGACCGCGATCCCGGTCGAGTACCGAGACGGTAGGCAGGGCGCCTTCGTCGGCGCCCTCGTGAAGTTCTCCGTCGCCTGCGACTTCCGGGTGTCGCTCACCTACCGGACCGCGGCCGGGACGACGATCTTCACCTACGACGGCCCCTGGCGGAAGGGGTCAACCACCGAGTACCGGCCCGTCGTCATGCAAGGGCTCATCCCCACCACGGGCGCCACCGTCAGCCGGGCCATCAGCTTCCGGAACGCCGCGGCCGGCGTCGAGATGTACGTGAAGCGCTCCGTGCAGGACATTCCGCCGGCGCACTTCACCGACCACGTGAACCTGAACCTCGCTGACCTCCAGGCGGCCGGTCCGACGGGCTCGCGGTTCTCGGCGGTCAAGGCCGCTGTGACCCCCGGTGTCGCGTGGGTTCCCGTCCCCCACGCCAAGGGCACGGCGACGCTCGACGACGACGACGTGCTGGCGCAGTACCTCTACGCCGTCCCGCTCGCGACGCTCCTGCTCGGCTCGGGCATGAGCGCCGAAATCCAGTTCTCCGACGACGGCGGCGCCACCTGGCAGACGGTCAAGCGGGCCGAGGCCCTCGAGCTGGGGTCGTCCCTGGCCGGCTCCGTGGTGGACGAGGAGGTGCCGGTGCTCGGCGAGCGCCTGTACCGCGCTCGGGTCTACAGCTCCGACCCCGTGCTGTCGTCCAACTGGTCCGAGTCGGTCGCCTACACCAGCCCGGACCCTCTCGCAACGTGGCTGTCGGACCCCGACACGCCGGGCTCGGCCGTGAGCATCATCGTCCCGCCCGGCTGGACGCTGTCGACCGACCTCCCGTCCGACGTGTTCTGGCCCGACGGCCGGGGCGGCAAGGCCGTGGTCCTCCACGCCGAGCACGAGCGCGGCCTGGAAGGGCCGCTTCCCGTGACCCTGCTCGACGAGGCCACGCATCACGCCGTCGAGGCGCTGCTCCGCCCCGGCCGAACCCTGCTCCTGCGCGACAAGCTCGGCCGGAGCTGGTACCTCGCACGGTCCGGGAGCAAGGAACTGGAGAACAAGCGTGGCCGCCCGCCGAACGGCTCGCCCTACCCGGTCCGCTACGCCCACGATCTGACGGTCGATGTCGTCGAAGTCGGGCGGCTCTGACCATGTACCCCGTCTCACAGCGGTACCTCGACGAGGTCGCCGCCAGCGTCCAGACGGTGACCACCGTCGCCGAGATCGTCGAGAACGGCGAGGTGGTCGCGTCGCTCCCCGTCGACACGAACGCGGGCGGCGATGTCGACATCGACCTGGAAGGCGCCATCCGACGCGACGTGTCGAGCGTCGTCGTCGTCGACCACGACGGAGCGCTCCGCGCCCGGCTCACGCCGTGGGGGACCGAGGTCCGGCTGAGGCGCGGCTTCGTCTACAAGGACGGCACCCGCGAGGACTGCCCGATGGGCCTCTTCCGCGTGACCAGCTCAACGCCGGGATACGGGTACGTCGGCATCGACGGTTCCGACCGCGCCCACCTGGCGCAAGCGCCGTCCGGCGCTCCGCTCGCTGTCCCGGGCGGGCTGACCATCGACGAGGCGTGCCGCCGGCTCGTCGCCGCTCGGGTGCCGTTCGCCCCGTTCAACGGCGTGCAGTCCGAGTGGCTGACGCCACCGCTGTACCTGGAGTACGGCGCCGACTTCTGGGACCAGGCGCAGCAGCTCGCAGCGTCAGGCGGCTACGACCTCGCCTTTGACGCCACCGGGGCGGCCGTTCTCCGGCCGGCGACCGTCTACCTCGACCGGGTCCTCCGCTACGCCGAGGACGAGAACGCGACCGCCTTCGAGGTGGCCCGGGCGCTCAGCTCTGACCGGGTGCCGAACGGGATCATCGTCCAGGGCGAGAACAGCCACAGCGACTCGCCGGTGCTGGGCCAGGCCTGGGACATGGACCCCACCAGCCCGACCTACCGGTATGGCCCGTACGGCGAGGTAGCCGAGGTCGTCCGAGGCGAGAAGGTGCTGACGAACCTCCAAGCCGAGGCATCCGCTCGCGGCATCCTGGCCCTTCGCCTGGGCCGCGCCGAGCAGGTCAGCTTCGATGCCGTCCCGAACCCGGCGCACGACGTGGGCGACGTGATCGAGGTCGTCCGTCCCCGGCTCGGGCTCGCCGGCTTGTACGTGATCGACAGTCTCAGCGTCCCGTTCCAGCTCGGCGGCGCCATGAAGGTGACAGCGAGGCGGTATATCCCGTGACCCGCGACCCGATGCGCGACCTCGCCAGGGCCCTTGAGTCCGGAGCCGACGCGCTCGCCGATGCCGTCGTGTTCGCCGTCGACCGTCCCACCGGCGGGGCAATGACCCGCGGCACCGTCCAAGCCGTCGACCTTGAGAACGCCGTCGCCACCGTCCTCGCCGACAACACCGACGCCGCCTTGCCCGTGAGGATCGCCGGCACCGTGGCTCCGTCCGTCGGCGACCAGGTCTGGCTCCGCCCCAACGGGTCGGACCTCCTGCTCATCGGAGCGCCTGGCACCATCGCGGCCAGCCCCGACGACTTGGCCGAGTTGCAACAGGCGCTCGACAGCCACGCAGGCGCGACGACCGGCGTCCACGGCATCCCCGACACCGCCGTGTTGGTCGTGAACACCGACCCGCGACTCACCAACGCCAGGACCCCGACCCCACATGCGGCGTCGCACGCAACCGGCGGGTCGGACGCCATCGCCCCGGGCGCCATCGGCGCCGCGACACCGGCTGACGTGTCGGCCGCTGTGGCTACGGAGACGGCCGCTAGGACGACAGCCGACGCCCTCCTCGTCCCGAAGGCGACCGCCACCCAGGCCGGCCGGCTCTGGCGGTCCACCGGCGCCGGGACCGTCGCCGAGTTGGCCTACCCGACGAGGGCCGGGCAACGCCTGGTCGGGGCGACGGCGGGTGACCCGACGTGGATCGACGACGAGGTCTGGGTCGGTGTCGAGGCGATGCGCGCCCTCGCCGTCGGCGCCAACCCGGCGCCTACCGAGGCCGACACCGGAACCGACGAGTGGCCGGCCCTGATCTTCGGCGCCGCCGCCGACGCCACCGCGGCGTTCACGCAGCGATGGCGGTCCGGGTGGGCGACCGTGATCGTGACCGTCTGGTGGACGCTCGACACCGGCGCCGCCGCTGGCAACGTCCGGTGGTCCCTCGGCAGCGTCCGCAAGGCGTCCGGCGAGACGCTGACCGGGATCACCACCGGGAACCAGACGGTCGCCGGCCCGGCCGTCGGCACGATCCAGACGACCGCCTTCCCGGCGGTCACCGTCGACCCGACCCGCACCAGCCTTCTCCGGATCACCCGCCTCGGCACGGCCGGAGCGGACACCGCGGGCGACGCCGCCCTGCTCGGCGTCCAGATCGTCCGCGCGTCCTGAGCCTGGCACCCGCCACAGTCGCCGGATACGGCGGCCGGGAGGCCCAGGAGCGCCACGCGGCGCCGGGGCCGGTGCTCACGCCTTCGTCCCGCTGAGGCCACCACAGGCCGTCTCAGCGCCCGTCTCCTGACCTCACCAGCCCCGCTTGGAGGCCCGCATGAGGACCACGACCGAGATGCGCGCCCTCTGGGCGCCCCCCTGCATGGACGGCGGCCGTCGTCTCGCCCGCGTCGACTACCTCGGCGGCGGCGCCTGCTGGGTCGACTCCCGCTGCGAGGAGGCGTTCAAGGCGCTCGCTCAGGTGATGCGCCACTACGGGTACGCCTGCGGGCCGCTCGATACCGGCGCCTACAACTGCCGGGCGATCACCGGCGGCACTGGGTTCTCGCTGCACGCCTACGGCATCGCCGGGGACCACAACTGGCTCGACAACCCCTACGGGGCGCGCCTGGTCACCGACATGCCGCCAGCGATGGTCGCCGCCATCCGCGCCATCCGGACGAAGGCCGGTCTCGCCGTGTTCCGGTGGGGCGGCGACTGGGACTGGAACCCCGCGACCGGCCACACCGCCTACGACGCCATGCACTACGAGGTCAACGTCTCGCCCGCCGAGCTGGCCGTCGGCATCGACTGGACGACCGTCGCCGGCAGCACCCCGCCCCCGCCCCCACCGATCCCGGAGGACGACATGACCGAAGCCGACTTCGAGCGGATCGGCGACATCCTCGCCGCGAAGCTCGCCCCCGCCCTGATCGAGTTCGCCAAGTCGCAGCAGGCGCAGACGGCCCGTCTCGTCGTCGCCTCCCGGCTCAACCGCTGGGGGTCGAACCTCTCGGCCGTCGCCCTCCAGGAGCTTCGCGACGACCTCTCCGACGGCGACCGAGCCGAGCTGGCCGCCAAGCGGCGCTACTACGAGCAGCAGTACGACGCGGCCGAGGCCGAGCTCGACCGGCTGGAACAGGCCGACACCGGCTCGTGATCGGTGGGTCCGACCTTCGACTGGGGCGACCTCGTCGGCTCGTATGGCTGGGCGGCCTTGCCGCTTGCGTTGTTGCTGTCCGGCCTCTGCGTCCTCGCCTGGGTCGTGCGGGCCCTCTGGCGGGCGCTGGACGCCGAGCGGGAGCGGTCGGCGAAGCTCATGGCCGACACACTCCCGGCCCTTACCGAGTCCAACCGCTTGCACCGGGAATCGACCTTGGTCCTCGAGCGGGTCGCTTCCCAACAGATCCTTTCCCCGGAGGAGGCGGTGCGCGTCCGCTTGGCGCTGGAGCGAGTGGAGCGCCGCTTGGGGGATGGCCGGTGATGCGCTGGCCGTGGCAGCGCCGCCGAGAGGACGACGACCGGCTGACCGCCTTGGACGAGGCGTTCCAGCGCGTCGAAAGCGTCCTCGCCGAGCGGCAGGAAGTGATCGCGGAGCACCGGGAGCAGCTTGACGAGGTCCGACGGCGGAGGTTGAACGGTGACGGCTGATCCGACGACGACGGCTCTGGCCGCCGAGATTCGGGCCGCTCGGTACGAGCTGGAACAGGAACGCCTCTGGCGCGCCCGGCTCCAGAATGTCCTCAGGCGCCAGCGGTGGGTCCTCATCGCCGCCGCCGTGGTCGTCGTCGTGTCGCTCGGCGTCGTCGGCTACATCGCCCTCGGCAACCGGAAGGTCGTCTGCTCGACGGCCCGCGACAACCGCGACCTCATCGAGGCGGTCACCGACGCCACCGGCATCGTGGTCGACCTCCCTCCCCCGCCCGAGGGGTGCTGATCGTGGGCTTCGCTCCCGGCACGACCGTCGATGTCCGCGAGAACGGCCGGTGCGCCGGCCAGTGGGAAGTCTTGCGGCCGATCACCTACCACGGCGCCCGCCAGACCTTCGTCGTCCCCGGCGGGAGCTGCACCGACTTCGCCTCCGTGCCTCGGGTGCTCGTGTGGCTGATCCCCCGGTACGGCCGCTGGACGCCGGCCGCCATCCTCCACGACCACCTCTGGCGGGTCGAGGTGCCAGCCGGGACGATCACCCGGCCCGAGGCCGACGGTATCTTCCGGCGCGCCATGCGGGAGCTGGGCGTGCCGTTCTTGAAGCGGTGGCTCATGTGGGCCGCCGTCCGGATCGCCGCCTTCACCAAGCCGGGCGGCCGTGAGCGGTGGCTGCGCGACTCCTGGCAGGTGCTCCCGCTGCTCGCCGTCGGCCTACCCGTCGCCGTCCCGCCGGCCCTCGTGATCCTCGTCTGCCAGGCCGCCTTCTACGTGGCCGAGCACGTCGTGTACGTGCCCCTCGCCGTCGCTCGCCGGCTGCGGCCGCCCGGCGAGGCGAAGCAGGTCAACCGCCCCCGCTTCGACCTGACGACCGACTAGCTCACCCGTCCGAGGCAGCCGCGGCGCCTACCGTTCCATCGCGGCGCGCACTTCGTTGGCCGTCCGGTGCCGTCCCTCCCGTAGCGGCCCCATCTGGAACGTCGGCTCGCGGTGCTCGTCGTCGCCCGGCAGGCGGTAGTGCCCAGTCCTCGTGAGGTTCGATGTCGACGGCGAGGCCGCGGTCGTGGAACCGCCAGAACGGCCGCTCCGGCAACGGGGGCAGCGGAGCGACCACACCGCCCCACGCCTCTCCGATCCGCCGCTGCCACTCAACGGTCGTCTCACCCTCGCGACGCGGACCAACCGGCTCAGCCATGCGCCCCACCCTACGACGACCACCAGCGTCGTCGTAGGTAGCGGCTCTTTGACCGTGGTACAAGTCCAAGATGGCGGACGCCATCTTCGTCAAGCGCCACCGGGGGCCGAGCGGCTACCACTCCGAGGTCTTCCACGACGACGAGCACGTGCTGCGGACGCTCACGAAGATCCTCGACGACGCCGGTGCCGCCCACCGCAAGCTCGACCCGACCGAGGGCCTCCAGGACGCCCAGCTCGACGACGGGGCCCGCCTCCACATCGTCCACTCCGACGTCAGCCGGGGCGGGCACGTCATGGTCAACATCCGGCGGTTCACCGGCGTGCCGTTCCGCCACCTCGGCGAGCTGGTCGAGCGGGACATGCTGTCGGCGCAGGTGGCGGCGTTCCTGCGGGCGTGCGTGCGGGCCCGGCAGTCGATCGTCGTCTCCGGGGCGCCAGGGTCCGGCAAGACGACGCTCATGTCCTGCTGCACGGCCGAGCTCGACCCGTCCCTGCGGGTCGTGGTCGCCGAGGAGGTGTTCGAGGCGGACGTCCCGCTCCCGAACGTGGCGTCGATGCAGACGCGGGCGGCCCGGGCGGACCGGCCCGCGGTCGACCTGCGGCGCCTCGTCGCCGGGTTCCTGCGGATGGCGCCCGACGTCGCCATCGTCGGCGAGGTGCGGGACCGGGAGGCGCTCCCGCTCCTGCTGACCCTGTCGTCGGGGGTGAAGGGGTTCACCACGATCCACGCCGGGTCGGCCCGCCAGGCGCTCAGCCGCCTGCGGTTCATCTGCCAGCTGGCCGACGCCGCCTCCCAGCTGCCGATGGCGGCGCTGAACGCGCTGGTGAGCGAGGCCGTCGACGTGGTCGTCCACTGCGTCCGCTCGGGCGACGCCGTGCGGGTGACCGAGGTGGTCGCCGTCGAGGACCTGGCCGGCGGGCCGGACGCCACCCAGTTCACGGTCACGGAGGTGTTCAAGCGGCCCCGCTTCGACGAGCCCCTCGCCTGGACCGGCCACCTGCCCGTGCGCCTCGGCCGGGCGCTGACCGAGGCCGGCGTCGACGTCCGCGCCCTCCTCGACGGA